GATGGTCCGACGCACGCGACAAGAGCGCGAACGCCGTCAGAAACGTACCCGCCGCGCCGTCGCCAGCAGTGGCCACGAGATCGAAGTAGCGCTTGCGTCCCCGCAGATCGACTTCGAACTTGAAGCACTTGTTGTCGTCGGTGGCAATGGGTAGTGCCGCCGTTGTCCCCGCGATGCCCGCCGACGTGCCGTAGATCAGGCCGGTCACGTCGGCATAGCTGCCGTCAGTGTCCGACTCCTGTAGCTTCAGGGCGGTCATGGCAATATCAGTGGCACCCAGAAACACGAAGACTTCGAGGTACTCGAATCCAGCGGTGTCAATGCTGGCGGTCGTGTAGCTCGCGTTGTCAACGATCGCAGCCGGGGGAGTGATCGACACAAACTTGTTGAATTGCGATTGGTTCATGGATCGTGCTCCTTAGCTGCCGGGGGTGGAAAGCATGATCACCGGGCCAGCGACAGACGCCGTACCGCGTTCATGGTAATTGACGTCGAACCGCTCGGTTCCCCGAATCGCCAACTGATCGAATTCGAAATACCGGCTTCCGTCCACCTGAATCGAGATTCCGCGACGGGTGCCCATCGTGGCCGCGAGTTGCAGGTTGCCGAGGTAGACGAGTCCATCGGTCGAAGTCTGTGCCGTGGTCGTGGAGTTCATAACCTGCACGATTTCCACGGGGAACCCGAGGAATTGCAGTGGAGCGCCGCCAGCCACCTGGGCCACCGTGTTGCCACCAGCCGCTTCAGCCAGCCGCAGCATTGAGTTCGCCCAGCCGACCCGCGAGACGTACCAGCGGGCTCCGGCCACCGCGAACTGCGGCAGCTTGCCAACCATGCCCTCGAAATCCTCGAGGTCCAGCGTACTGAATGCCGTGTTGCCAGTCGCGGCAGTGACCTTCGATCCCGCCGCCGTGCCAGCCTTCAACCCGACGATGCCGCCATAGGTCGAAGTGCCGTCCCCGTTGAACGCGCACTCGTCCTCTTTGTCGGCGAACGAGTAGGCAATTTCACTCGCCAGATCGTCCGCGATTGACAGGATCGAGTCTTCGTTCAACTCGCTGGAGTAGCGGCACAGAACCGCCAACTTCCGGGCCACCAACTGCACCGCGTCCCATCCCTTATCGCTCGCCGTGATCTCGGCATTCTCCGCCACGAAGTAGGCAGTGAGTCCGCTCGCACGCCTGGGGATGATGTGGCTGTCAGTGCTCATCGGCATCACCCGCAGGGATCGACGGGCAACGCCCCTCTCTTCCCGCAGATCGATGATCGTCGACTCCAGCACCTCCGGCACAGAGTAGCCGCCGAGGCTGTTCGTCGTGGTCGCAAGGGCTCGGGTTTCGATCCCGTTGTCAGCACACCATTGGGCCGCGCGAGTATCCCCGCCGACAGTCGCCAGCAGCCATTGGCCAGCAGTGTAGGCATCACGCTGGGCGTCCGCACCCTTGAACGATCGCAGGGCCTTGGCTCGCCGCAGCGTGCGGATCTCGACGGGCTTCAGTGGCTCGACGATCGCACCGACCGCAGCCGAGGGGGCCGACCTCCGACCAGTCGTCAGGGACAGCGCCGCCTTCTCGTCGATCAGTTGCTGGCAACGGGTCTGCTCTTTCGCAGCCCCCGCCGCCTCGTCCATAAGCGAGTCGTACTTACGGGTCTCGTCGTCGGTCAAAGGCCGCGACTTGCCACCCTCGCCGCCAGTGGCAGCAGCCACCAGAATCTTTTCGGCCTCAGCCATTTTGGCCGACCGCAACTCCCGGGCCTGATCGGCCAGCGATTGGAGTTCCATGAGTTGTTCCTTTCGTGGAAACGTGATGATCGACGCTCACGAAAGCAACGGCTCTCGCTCCAGTCTGTAGAAGATTGATCGCAGCCAACGGGCCGCGAATTCAGTGTATCCAAACGCTCGCGGGTGTCAATCCGACTTCAGCGCCTTGGCCTTGCTCGCGGACCAGTCACGGGCCGCGTTGCCGCCCCACAACTGCCACGCAACGTATCCCGGGGTCTCCTCTCCCGCCTTGTCCCAACCCGGCTTCTTGTCGCTGGCATGGCGGGCAAACCAAGCATTCATCTCGATCACGTGCGACGATGTGAGCACCTCGCGACGGCTGATCTTGCCAGCACGCGAAACGGTCTCCGGCTTGAGTCCGTCGCCGCTCTTGCCGTCCTCGTGCAGCCGCAAGCCCTCGCGTGCAGCCGATGCCATGCCAGCCGACGGCCGTAGGCTGACGCCATCCGCTCGCACCTGCTCCAGTTCCAGCCTCGCCCAATAAAGGGCCAGTGGGTCGCCATCTGGTATTTCCACCGCACGGGACGCCGCCAGACTCCGCAGGGCAACGTCGGTCGCCTGATAAGCTGGATAGGTAACTGCGCTCACGTCGAACAGATCGACCGCGTGCAGTTCTCGGATCTGCTCGGCACCCTCTTGCCGCCATGCGTCTTTCAGCGTCCGGAATCCAAACGACATTTGCGACAGGTCACCCCGCCGCATCTTGGGAATCAGCCGCTGCACGTCGGGATCAGACGGATCGAGGGTGGCATCGATCCTCAGCCCCCGGTCATCCTCTGCCAATCGCAGTGTGCCGGACTTCGTGCGGGCCAGTGGCATCCCGTCATGATTGATGAGAAAGCGAACGTCCGCCCCCTGTGCAATCGTGTGGGTGAATGCCCCGCGCCGAATCACCTCACGAAAGCCGCCAAGGTCTTGAGAGAGTGAGTTGAAGACGGCAGCGTATCCGCCGACCTTGACGGAATCGCCCTCCGCACGGAACTCAAATTCGCCACACGCCCGGTATTCAAGATCAGCCACGAAGCACCCCCTGGGCGAACATCGCCGCCCGGCTTGAGTCCCACGAACGCACGCAAGATTCCACAGACTCGGCGAACCGATCCACTGACACCTCCGCCGCAGTCAGGAGGGCTTGCCGCGATTGCTCGACGTGACGCCGGACCACCTCGCCGGGGTCGATCGCTCGGCCAGTGTGAAGGGCGATTGCTCGCACCGTCGGGCCAATCGCTCCCTCCAGTGTGCCCGCGTGATCGCCATAGAAATCATCCAGCCACCGCAGGAACTCGCTGGGCTTGCCTGCTGCACGGGTGGCCGCGTTCCGCTCCTTCGTCAGCAGCCGAGACAACTCGCCTTCGAGGATCGCCGCCAATGCGCCGGCCATCTCGGTTTCTCCGACAGCAACAGCCCGCCCCTCCTCTGGCGTTGCCACGCTCGGCTCCCCGACCACCGGGGCAGGTGTCGCGTTGAGTGATGCGACGCCGCCAGCCATCGCCAGCCCCAGCGGGATCATGTTCCCGTTGATGAGGTACGCATCGCCCTCTTCACCCTCGATTGGATTCATGCCTTCCTCATCTCGGATCTCGTTGGCGGACATCCACCCGTTTTGCCGGGCAACAGCGTAAGCGTCGAACCTACTCTTGCGGTCGATCAATTGCAGGTCGTCCAGATCCAACTCCGTGTGGATCGTCGAACGCTCGGCACGCGACACCAGCTTACGCTGGGCTTCTTGTTCCATCGCACGACAGAGGGGCCGAATCGTGTAGGTCTGGTACTCGATCCCCTGATGCTCGATGTTCCCGAACGTCGCCCGCGACAAATCCCGCAACAGGTGGGGCGGGATGTTGAACCAGCGGGCAATCTCGGAAATCTGGAATTGCCGCTGCTCCAAAAGCTGGGCGTCTACTGCGGACATCTGCATGGGCTGGAATTCCATGCCCTCCTGCAAGACAGCAGTTCGCCCTGCCTTGTCGGCCCCACGATGAAGGGCTTCCCATTCACTGCGGATGTTGCTTCGGGCGTCGGCCGTCAATTTGCCGGGATGCTTGAGCAATCCTGCGGGGCGTGCCCCATTGGCAAATGACGAACCGCTGTACTCTTCCATCCCGAGACTCAAGCCAATCGAGTTCCTCGCCCGCTGAATCAGCCCCCGCCCCGTCACGCCGTCAGACGCCAACAACGGGACGTGATACATATTGGCCGACTCCACTCGCACGGGATTGAGTCCGTCGGCATCGGTCACGCGATAGAACAGCCGACCCATCGGGCCGGGATCGCGCATCACATGCACCCTGCTCGGGTGAATCCACCAGAGATTGACGGGCAGCCCCGCCCCGCTCCGCTCGATTTCCGCCAGCATATTCCCGTGCAGGTAGTACGATGTCAGCATCGCAATTCGCCACGAGAACGCCGTCATCTCGGGGTTGGGCTCCTCGTCGAGAAGGCGATACAGAGGGTGATCGTCGATCTCGATCTCTGCCTCGCCGCTCTTCTGGTAGATCTCCCAATCCACCTGTGCCACGGTCTCCGCAATGACACGGATTGCCGCAAACACCGCCGAGGCTGTGAGGGCCGTTGCTTCAGTCACTGCCACGCCCGACGAACTCCGCACCGTCAGGGCGTCGGCCACCTGCTGCGGCAGTGCTCTGGCCTCTGGTGCAATCCAGCGGGCCACGTTTTGCCGGATGGTTGTGATCACGCTCATAGGAACAGACTCCCTCCGGATTCGTACACGCTTGCCCCTGCCTGCTCCTCCGCCAGTGCCAGGCCCAACGCCATGATGGTTGCCACAACACCATCAATCTTGTCTGCACTTCTGCTCTTGCTCGGACGGATATTATCGTTTCGGTCGCGTTCCGCCGCAACATTTCCAACCATCCACCGCAGCACAGGGTCGCCGTCGTGGTGGATCTTGTGACCGGTGACCAGCCGCTCAAACTCTTTCGAGGGGGCCGCAAATGATCCGATGTTCTGTCGAAACTCCCGCAGCTTGTCCGCAGGGAATCCGCTTGCCGTCAGTTGCTGTGCCAGTGCTCGGGCCGGTCCCCACGGGTCATAGCCGAGGATCTGCAAATCGAACCGCTCGGCAAGATCGCAGATGTCCGCACAGATCACGCCGTAGTCTGCCACGTCGCCATCGGTCTGTTGAATCAGTCCCTGCTCTGCCCACCGTTTGGCCTGTGCTCGATCCTGCTTGCCTCTGATGTCCTTACACTCACGCGGCATCCAGTAGCGGACAAAGGCGTGATACTCGCCGTCGCGACGGAACAGGATCGACAGGGCGTTGATGTCCCGCGTGCTCGCCAAGTCCAGCCCCATGAAGCACGGCTCACCCTCGAAGTCTTCCAGCGTCCCGTCAGACTGACAGGCGTCCCAATGCTCCATTGGAATCCAGCGCACCGCCTGTTCGGTCCACTGATTCAGGTAGAGATTGCGGAACACGTTTTCGTGGGCCGGATTGTTGCGGGCCGCCGTGCATTCCTCGCGAAGGAACTCCAGTGAGACAGACACGCCGAGATTAGGATTGGCCTTCCGCCAGACTTCTTCGCTCGTCCAATCGTCTTTGTCCCCTGCCCCGTAGATCACACCGTAGAACGTCGGGTCGGAATCGGGATTGGCGATTGCCGCCGCCGCCCGCTGGTGCATCTCCCAGCAGATTGAGGATCGGTCATGTCCTGCCGTTGTGATGGCCACGACCAGAGGCTGCCGCCGTGCCCCCCGGCCGGACAGCATCGCATCCCATAAAAGCCGATTCGGCTGTGTGTGCAGTTCGTCGAAGATAATCCCGTGTGGTGATTTGCCGTGGGCAGAATAGGCTTCAGCGGAGGTTGCCATATACCAACCCCCTCGCCGCGTCCCCCTGATCTCGTACTGCCGCAAGTCCGACTCCGCTTGTAGGCTCGGTGTTCCGCCGGTGATCATCTCCCGGGCTGCGCGGAAAACGATGCTGGCTTGCTCTCGGTCGCCAGCACATGAATACACTTGCGGCCGCTCCTCCCGATCGCACAGAAGAAGGTACAGGGCCAGCCCAGCCGCGAAGGTTGACTTGCCGTTCTTTCTTGGCACCTCGATGTAGGCGACTCGATACCGCCGCGTTCCGTCCTCCCTCAACCAACCGAACAAATCGCGGACGATCTTCCGTTGCCACTCCTCCAGTAAGAATGGCTGACCGGCCTTTTCGCCCTCGACGTACCTCAACTGAGTCTCGAAAAACTTCTCGACACGCTGGGCAGATTGCTCGGAGAAGACGTAGCTCAACCGAATAGATCCTCCTCGATGGCTTCTTGCACTTCCGATTTGCCGACCGACACACAGACCTGCTTGATCAGTTGGGCCGCCGCCGTGCTGGCCTTCCGCTCGGTCTCGATTGCCCAATGGGGTTGCTCAGCACCGAACCGGTCGACCGCAGTCAGGCCCGACTTCGCCAGGATCTCCCGACATTCCGCCGCCCGGTCAGCTTGCTTGCACGCCAGAAGCAATAGCTCGTGATTTGCGGGGCTCACCTCAGACACCGACCAGATAGCCGACCACAGCCGCCGACCAGCCCCAGCAAGCCCCACAGGTGGCACCCGGTCCATCATATGGCCCCCCGGGTGGGTCCAAAATATGTGCGCGGG